CAGGCAGGTTATGAAAAATTCAAGGAAAAGTATCGTGATCTGTATGGTAAAGACGTAAAAAGCCATATTGACCGAAGATTTAAAGATGAGCAGCGGCTACATGAACAGCTGGATTCATATACGCCTTTGATGTCGTTGCTATCTGAAAGATACGGTATCGAAGACGGAAATGTAGCAAAGATCATGGAAGCCATCGACAATGATGACTCTTTCTGGGAAGAGCAGGCTCTTAAAGAAAACATGACTGTTGATCAGCTGAAAAGAATGAGAAAGACAGAGGCTCAGAATAGACAGCTGGTTGAAAGCGCCCAGAGAGCGCAGCAGATCAGGCAGAGGGATGATATCTATGCCAGATGGGACCGAGAGGCTGAGCTTTGTAAGCAGCATTTCCCAGAATTTGATATGGCAAAAGAATGTGAGAATGAGACTTTTACCAGGCTGTTGGGAGCCGGAGTAGAAGTCGAAAACGCCTATAAAGCAGTTCATTTCAACGAGATCACACAAGGGTTAATGGCCCAGACAGAGAGAGATACAAAGAAAAAAGTTGCGGATTCAATCCGATCTGGCAATGGTAGACCATCAGAAAATGGTGTGGGTGCCGGTAGTGCTAATGGAACAAAGATGAATGCGTGGGATTTATCAAGGGATGAATTCCACAAAGTCATGGAGCGCGCAGCCAGAGGGGAGACCATTACGATGTAGAAAGGAAAAAGCATGAAAAAGACTATTATTTACATGAATCTTAGATTATTTGACGCACCGGCGAATACAACTACAGCATCTGGCATGTCTGTAGAAATGAAGACATTTTATGATCGCAATCTGATCGAGAATGCAGAACCGGAACTTGTACATGATCAGTGGGCACAGACAAGAAACATTCCAAAGAATGGTGGTAAGACCATTGAGTTCCGTAAGTATGATCAGCTTCCGAAAGCAATGACACCATTGACCGAAGGTGTAACACCGACCGGTAAAGCTATGAACGTTACCAAGATCGAGGCAACGGTAAAGCAGTATGGTGATTTCATTGAGCTGTCTGATTTACTGATCTTAACAGCAATCGACAACAATATCGTTGAAGCAACTACCTTAATCGGATCTCAGGCAGGTAGAACTCTGGATACAATCTCGAGAGAAGTCCTGGCAGCCGGAACTAATGTACAGTATGCAGAGGGACAGGTAACTTCCAGAGCGGCCTTAACCTCTGAGATGAAACTGACAGTTAAGGCTGTTAAAAAAGCAGTTCGATTCCTTAAAAAGCAGAATGCAAAGAAAATCAACGGATATTATTACGGTATTGTACATCCAGACTGCTCCTACGATCTTACAGAAGATGAGCGCTGGATTGATGCGGTTAAGTACAAAAACCCAGAAAAAATTTATAACGGAGAGATTGGAGAAATCGAGGGCGCTAGATTTGTTGAAACCACAGAGGCTAAAATCTGGGCTAAGGCCGGAGCAGCAAAGAGCACATCTGATGCCACAAAAATTGATGTATATGCAACTCTGATCTTCGGTGCAAATGCATATGCAACTACAAAAATTGAGGGCGGCGGCTTACAGACAATCATTAAACAGCTTGGTAGTGCCGGAACGGGTGATCCACTGGATCAGAGGGCTACAGTAGGCTGGAAAGCCCTTAAGGTAACAGAAATCTTAACAGAAGCTTATATGATCCGTATTGAGACAGCATCTACATTTAGCGATGGAGAGGCGAACTAAGGAGGTTAAAAAATGGGAAGAACTGCAAAGGTAGAGGATGCAGTAGTAGAACAGACTGCAACAGAGGATGCAGTAGTAGAACAGACTACAGAAAACCAGAAAAAGGGTGAGAGACTGATCAGATTTAAGATCCCTCTTGGAAGTGCAGACAAGGATCGTGCGGATGTTTTTGTTGCAGTAAACGGAAAGTCTTATCTGATTAAGCGTGGAGTACCAACAGAACTTCCGGAATCTGTTGTAGAGGTTCTGGAAAATGCAGAAGCTCAGCGTGAATATGCGATTGAGATTGAAGAAAGCGCAAGATACAAGGAGTAACTGAAAGGGGGCGGAAGATATGATAACTGTACGGGGAAGAGAATTGGTGATCCCGGTAGCAGAAAGACAGATAGGGACACAGTTCGATAACAATTCAGAAACCAGACAGTTTAAGATCAACCGCCTCACTGTAGGCGGTATTGACATATCTAACCTGGATTTTCGTATTGATCTGAGATACGGAAAGGAAACTAAGGATACTGATGTACTTGAAAAAGAAATAACAGATGAGCATGTGATATTGACATGGACCGTGAGTGCTGCCAGCGTGAAGCAGGTGGGAACGGTATTTATTGCACTTCGGGGATCAGATGATTTCGGAACCGTGAAGTGGGCAACAAATCAGGGATACCTGTATGTTGGAGATACCATAAATACTCCGGATGGTGCGGAAATGGCGCTGTCCGAACTTGAAAAACTGGAAAAACGGATTGACCAGAAGACTGAATCAATGGATGCTGCGGAAAGTAGCAGAGTGGAAGCAGAAAAGATCCGCCAGGAAAATGAATCGGCTAGGCTGAAAAATGAAGCAGAGTGGCAGAAGCAGGGTGAAGCTGCGGTAGAAGCGGCTAAGACAGCGACCGCAGCGCAGAGTGCAGCCAGTGCCAGTGCAGAGGCAGCGGCCGGAAGTGCTGGAACAGCCAGTAGTGCGGCACAGACAGCGACCACAGCACAGAATGCAGCCAGTGACAGTGCAGAGGCGGCATCCGGAAGCGCAGAAACAGCCAGTAGTGCGGCACAGACAGCGACCGCAGCCCAAAGTGCAGCCAGCACCAGTGCAGAGGCGGCAGCTGGAAGCGCAGAGGCAGCCAGTAGTGCAGCTCAGACAGCTACCCAAAAAGCATCAGAGGCTAGTAGTAGTGCATCCGCAGCAGCATCTGATGCAAATGTGGTAAAAGGGCTGATACAGGGGCTAGGCGGATTTGACGGAAAAGCATCGTCTGTATCAGCTGTGGATCTTTTAGGATTATTAGGTAAGGAAAATGCGACAAGTACGGTCCAGGCGTTGATCGATGTGATAGCGGATAAGGTGCTAAATCAGCTGTTATCAAGAAGTAATGTGGTAAACAATGCATTAACCACGGAAGAAGGCTATGCACTGGATGCACGTATGGGAAAGTCTTTGCAGGATCAGATCACCGCTCAAAATAGTAATTTAGATTCGGGATATTTTAAAATAAAAGTTAAGACTACAACGATTGTTTTAATTATCGAAGAGTTTACCTTTACAAATGGAGTAGCAACTAAGACACTTCAATCTATTTTTGGAAACATTCCTACATATGCTAGCGGTATATGTCAAACAAAAGTTGAAGATAGCAGTGTTTACAATTTTACAGCAGTAAAAGACGGAAATAATTTAAAAATTGCAACAGCTGGTTCTACATTTTCCGGAAAAAAATGGGTAACTATGATAATTTTTGGTACGGCTTAATCTACAAAAAGATTGTTTGCTATTGGAATACAAGTCTTTGCAACTGATAAATTAAGATGCTGACAAGGATACATACCGTTTTATGATTTGTCCATCATAAAAGAAACTAAGGGTTAATTTAGATAATGTTGTATCAATTTCCATTCTAGTAATGCTCTTTCCCGCAACCATTATCGGTGAAGTATAAGGAACGCCATCAATCGTAAACGTTACTCCATTATTATTAGCATTCAAGACTACTTTGGAAATATGATTATCTGTGTTGAGTTTGTTTGTTCCAAGAGTTTCTAAATTACTATTGTAAGCAAACCAGAAAAAGAAAGGAAAGGTGAATAAATATGAGCAATGCTGAATTTATTCGCATTTGTAAAGAAAAGGTATGTGCTTATACCAATGAGCACATGGATAAGACAGATAAGAAAAAAATCACAGTAGATGATGTGTATGTGGTTTGGTGCTGCAAGACATTACAGAACCACAAAGCATTATTAAGCACTACCGCTCCGGATGGAATGTATTATGAGTTTACATATAATGGGGACAAAGATGAACTTTATATGGATGCTTATAAAAAATGGGAAAATATTTGTTACAAAATGTAAGGAGAGAGAAAAATTATGAAGAAAGCAATGCTTAGTCAGCCAATGGCTGGAAAAACAGATGAAGAGATTATTGCAACTAGGGAACAGGCAATCAAGGCCCTGGAAGCCAAAGGCTATGAAATTGTAAACACCTTGTTTACTGATGAATGGTACAGCAATGAAAAGATGAAAGAACGTGGAGTGGTACAGATTCCTCTTTGCTTTCTTGCTAAAAGTCTGGAAAATATGTCACTTTGTCATGCAGCTTATTTCTGCAAGGGTTGGGAAAATGCCAGAGGGTGCCGGATTGAGCATGATGCAGCAGTAGCTTATGGGTTAGATGTGATTTACGAAGCGTAAGTTAAAGGAGAAAAAATGAACAAAGACAAAATTGTTTTAAAAAATGAAACAGCTGTTGAACTGGAAGCAGCTGCCAGTCTTGAAAACATGAAAGCTGTATTCGAAGATATGACAGCAGTAGATCAGTTTTGGAAGAGATGCACAGATGAGAACATGTCTGAGGTGCGGATCCTGAATGGTGAAGGCTTGACCGTAGGTGCATACAAAGATATGTGTCTGATGTCACCGGCGTTTACTTTGGACAAAACCGAAGATGGAAAGATCATGGCAACATTTGGTATTCGTGAGCTGACAGATATCGAAAAACTGAAAGCACAGGTTTCCGCTAATACCGAAACATTAGCAGTCCATGACGGAGCTATTGGAGATATGGGAGCAGTAATGAGTGCTATGGCAGACCAGGAAGGAGTGACATCATAATGGGCAGGTATTATGGATTAAAAATCAGATCTGGAGAAATGACACTGGAGCAGGTGCCAAAACTCTGGAAAAAAGTAACAGAAAAGTGGTTAAAGGAAAATCCAGAGAAAAGTGAGTGAGGTAAATGAAGTTGGAAAGATTTAAAGCAATATTTATCACTATAATGAGTGCAGCATTTGCCTATCTTGGAGTATTGGCAGTACCGGTGTTTGCTCTCGTAGCACTGAATTTTACTGATTATATAACCGGAATAGTTGCATCGAAGTATCGTCAGGAACATGTGACAAGCTACAAGGGGATTCGAGGCATTTGTAAAAAAATCGGAATGTGGATCCTGATCGGTGTAGGATGGCTCATGGATAGGATGATCATATATGCAGGACAATATATAGGGTTGGACATAAAAATACCGTTTGTGATTGCTACCGTAGTAGCTGTTTGGCTTATTTGCAATGAGATCATATCCATCCTAGAGAATTTACTTGATATTGGTGTTGCTATGCCTCCGTTCCTGATGCCGCTTGCAAAAGCAATTAAAGGTCAGGTCGAAGACAAAACAAAATTGGAGTGACACATCTTTAGGCTTAGGATATCCTAAGCCTTTTTTAATAGGAGGTACACATGAAAATTTCAGAGAATGGTTTGAAACTGATAAGAAGCTTTGAAGGATGCAGATTAGAAGCTTATAAGTGCCCGGCAGGAGTATGGACCATTGGTTGGGGACACACAGGAAATGTAAAAGCAGGTCAGAGGATTACACAGGCAGAGGCAGATAAGATGTTGACGGATGATATGGGACCATATGAGCGCAATGTAGACAAATATGGAACGAAATACATGTGGAATCAAAATGAATTTGATGCCCTGGTATCATTTGCATACAATGTAGGATCTATAGATCAGTTGACAGCAAAAGGAACCAGATCGCGGGCTGAGATATCAGAAAAGATCCTGGCATATAACCGCGGTGGTGGTAAGATTTTGGCTGGCCTGACCAGAAGAAGACAGGCAGAACAGAAGCTATTTTTAACTCCAATAAGCGAACAAAAGAAAAAAGGATGGCAGCAAGAGGATGGAGATTGGAAGTATTACCTCGGAAACGGGGAGCCTGTAAGAAATGACTGGTATTGGTACGATGATAAATGGTACTGGTTTGATGGTGCAGGAAGAATGGTCAAGAATACCTGGTATAAATACAAAGATAAATGGTATTACCTTGGCGCGGATGGAGCTATGCTGACCGGTCAGCAAACTATTGATGGGAAATGGTACGTGCTGAATGAAGATGGAGCTATGGTTACAGACCCGGTAACTTTAACCCCTGACCAGGATGGAGCGCTTACCTGGCCGGGACTGAAAGAGTAGGTGCTTATATGACAGTAAACGATTTGATTAGTGATATCACATCTTTAAGAGGGCAGCAGTATGGTACAGACATGATCATGGGATGGATCAATGAAATTGAGGGACAGGTCATTGAAGAAGTAATCAACCGGGCGGAAGGATATAATCTGGAATTTATTCCAATGGAATATGAAAAAGACCAGGATAAAAAATTAAGTATTCCGGATCGGTTCAAGGATGTCTATGTTAATTATCTGCTTTCAAAGATTGATTATCACAATGAAGAAACTGAACGCTATAACAATGACGTTGTAATGTACAACTCCGCTTATGATGCATATGCTGCATGGTTCAGGCGCTGCAATCGGGCAAAAAAAGCACCATTATTTTCCAAATTTTAAGGAGGAGCTTTAATGGGACGATTACCAATGCTGACAATGACACCGAGAGGGGACAGCAAACAGATAGGATCATTTGGGGGACTGAACAAAGGTCTTGTAATTGGAGAAAATGAGTTTTCGGACATGAAAAACATGTCTTCAGATGTTTTCCCGGCGATAGCGGTCAGAAAGCCAAGAGGAGAAATCCTGAAAAGTTTATCAAAACCTCATGGGATCATTTATAAAAATGGTTTGGCCTATGTGGATGGGACAAAGCTGTTTTACAAAGATAAAGAAATTGCAACAGTCCAGGATACAGATAAGCAGCTGGTGAGTTTGGGAGCCTATATTGTGGTATTCCCGGATAAAATTATGTATAACACATCCACTGGAGAAAAGACAGCATTAGAGGCTTCCTGGAGCCAGGCTGCAACAGCAACATTTGCACAGACGACAACCGGAAGTACCATGGTAAAGATTAGTTGTACCGGAATCGGAAAGCAATTTAATCAGTTTGACGGTGTGGAAATATCCGATTGTACAAAAAGTAGCTTTAACAAGACTACGGTGATTCAGGAAAAAGCAGATGACTACATTGTGATCATAGGTGATCTATCATCCAGCTTTACTCAGGAATCTGGGCTAAAGCTTACCAGAAAAGTACCGGATATGGATTACATTTGTGAGAATGGAAACCGCTTATGGGGATGCTCCAGCGCGAATCATGAGGTATATGCAAGCAAGCTGGGAGATCCAACGAACTGGAATGCGTTTGAAGGGATCAGCACAGATTCGTATGCGGCTACAGTTGGATCAGATGGGGATTTTACAGGCTGTCTGTCTCATATGGGATATGTGCTGTTTTTCAAGGAAGATACGATCCATAAGGTTTATGGAGATAAACCAAGTAATTTTCAGATCAACACATCATTCCCGGTCAGAGGTGTTGCAAAAGGGTGTGAGAAGACAGCATGTGTTGTAAATGAAACATTATTGTATGTGTCCAGGAGCAATGTATGCAGTTTTGACGGAGCGTATCCGGAATCTGTATCGGATGCACTGGCAGAGGTACGGTTTCAGGGCGGTGTGGCTGGTCAGCATAACGGAAAATACTATGCATCGTTACAGGATGTATCAGGGCAGTGGAATATCTATGTGTATGATTTAAAAAAGGGTATGTGGCACAAAGAAGATGATATGCAGGCTTTGTTTATGGCATACGGAGAAGGACAGCTATACTGTGTTGATTCCACAGGAAAACTTTTTACAATCAGTGGTTCACGGGATGAACAGATAGAGTGGATGCTAGAGAGCGGAGACCAGTTGGATGGAAGTGTGGAGTATAAGTTCTTAAAAAGACTGCTTTTTAACTTGAAACTGGATCCGGGAAGTGAAGTGGACGTATTTATAAAATGCGACAGTGAACCAGAGTTTGAAAAGAAAATTTCTTTTACTTCTCAGGGATATAGAACGCAGGTGCTTAATATAACCCCAGCCAGATGCCAGAGATACCGGTTCCGTCTGGAAGGAAAAGGACCGGCAGTTTTGATTGCTATGAGTAAATATATAGGATATGGGAGTGATATTCATGGCAGTATTTAAACCCATGATTATTCAGAAAAATGAAACAGACATAGGAAAAGTTGTACGGCAGTTATACCGGTTTAGTGAGGATCTCAAATATACGATTTCAAATTTGAGCCTGGAAGATAACATTTCAAATGATGTTTTAAATTCTATTACGGATAGAAACAACAAAGTAAGAAAAATCCAGTTTTCAACGGATGCGCTGAACATTGAATATGATGATTATGCCTCATCTGTACAGACTAAGTTATCCCAGTCTTCGGAAAGTATTCAGTTGTTGGTAGCAACAGGGAACGTTGTCCATGAAATGCTTACCAGAATGGAGATGTATGGAGAATATATCCGACTAACTAGCGGACACCTGATTATCGATGCCCAAAATATGAAGTTAGATAAGCCTGGAAATGCATATTTTTCTGGAAATATAACGGGTGGATCTATTAACATCAACAATCGTTTTGCAGTATCTCCTTCCGGCGATGTGTACATAGATGATGCTCTGACTACAACTACCTTAAATCCTGCGAAAGCTATCGTGGCTGCTAATATGGAAATTTACAATGATGATGATTACATCAACGTTATTGGGAAAGCAGCTACATGCAGCGAACTTTATGTGTCTGAAAATCTGAACTGCCGGAAGGTGCGGTACACGTCAGACAAAAGGAAAAAACAATGTATTAAAGATATTGAGAAAGCGGATTTTGCTGGACTGATACCGGTATCGTATTCTTTTCGAGATTCAGGCAATAGGGCGATAGGATATATTGCACAGGACGTCTACCTGACACAGGAGAACGGAGAAAATGCTTTAGGGGTAAATCGGTCGGGTAAATATTTAGAACTGCCGTATGTGGCTTATAGTGCGTTGTACGCAAAAGGAATACAGGAGAATCAGAAAAGAATAAACAAATTAAAAGAGCAGATCAAGAAGGTGAGAGATGTCAAGCTTTAATATGCCTGCGTTAGGTGGGCAAGATCAAAATATGAAAAAAGTTTATAGCTATATCCAAATGTTGAATGAACAGCTTAGATATAGCTTGAGCACTATAACTCCGGAAGACAATTTTACAAAAGATTCTTTTCTTAAGTACCAGGAAACAGATGAATCCATTAGTCAATTGGAAGTAACTATGAATGGATTTATCAGCCAGTTTACCAATCTGAAAGAAAGCACGGAAACTAGCATCAGGGTGTTGAATGGTCAGATTGCATTGAAAGTGAGCAAAGATAAACTGTGTTCAGAAATATCAGCAACATCAGATGCTATTACATTTAAGACAGGATATCTAGTTATTGATACGAATAACTTCAAGCTATACAAAGATGGAACGGCTTCATTTAGTGGAACGATCAATGGTGGATCTATCAATATAAATGATAAGTTTAAAGTATCATCTTCAGGCGCAGTGAGTGTAGATGCCATAACCTATGCAGACACGATCACTACACAGGGACTTCTGTATACAAATTATATGCGAATATCAGGGAACGCGGATGTCAGTGGAACGCTGACTGCAAATACAGTAACGGTATCTGGTGATGTGTCATGCGAAACACTGTATGAAAGATCAGATAGGAGATTGAAGGAAAATATCAAAGAGATTCCGGATGAAATAGCCTTAAATTTAGTCTTGGGAATGAGACCGGTTACTTTTAAGTTTAAAGATTCCGATCAAAGGTCAATGGGATTGATTGCCCAGGAGCTGGATGCACTTCAGAAAAAGCTTGGAACAAATCTTCCTTTGGTAGATCATTCCGAAGAATACTTATCAATTCCATATGGAAACAACAGCGTATTATTTGCTGGAGCAATAAAGGCGCAGCAAAAGGAAATCAAAGAATTGGAAAAAGCTTTAAAAGAGATTAAGGAGGCAGCTTAGTGAAGATTGTTTTTGAAGAAAGTGATATTAATACAGCACTGATCGCATTAAATCAGTTAAAAGTTGAGGGAGTAACACAGGCAGGGATTCTGCTTACAATCAATCGAATGCTCCAAAATGGAGAAAGAATGGAATCTGAGACTAAGGACCAGCCGGAAGATAAGAAAGGGGAATAAGTATGGCAGTTGCATCTATTGTTGATTATTTGAAAAGCCGTAACATGGACAGCTCTTACGGCGCCAGAAAAAACCTTGCATCTCAGTATGGAATTACTGGATACAGCGGAACTGCACAGCAGAATATGTCACTGTTGAAGTCATTGCAGCAGTCTCAGAAATCACAGGCTGCGGGGCAGCAGAGTAATGCCAACAACCAGAATCAGAACGTAACAATTACACCGGTGAGCGATGATGGCAAGACCGGACCGGGACATCCGGCGGCTACATACTTGACGGATTATAACTATGCAAAGTTTTCGCCATCTGCACGGACAACGGATTATGCTGACAGATTGGATGAAATTGAAAATAATAAGCCGGATGAATACTATAGCAAGTATCAAGGAACAATTGATGGGATCATTGATAATATATTAAACAGGAAGTCATTTGACACGAATAGTGTATATGATTCAGATCTGTATAAAAACTACCGGGAACAGTATATCCAGCAGGGACAGAAAGCCATGAGGGATACCATGGGAGCAGCAACAGCAGCAACCGGAGGATATGGCTCCACATACGCCCAGGCCGCAGGTCAGCAGGCCTATGACAATTACTTAAGCCAGCTGGGTGATAAGACCTTAGACATCTATGACAGAGTATACAATCAGTACCTCAATGAAGGTCAGGAAATGTATAACAAACTCAATGCCGTCAACAACCAGGACAACATTGATTACAGCCGGTATCGTGACAGTGTAAACGACTATTACAATGATTTGAATTACTACGCAGGCCGCTACGACAACTCTTATAACCAGGACTTCGGAGAGTATCAGACTGATCTTTCAGCAAAGCAGTGGGCGGAACAGTACGCATACCAGAAGACCCAGGATGCACTTGCACAGCAGAACTGGCAGACACAGTTTGACTATCAGAAGCAGCAGGATGCATTGCAGCTGGAATTGCAGAGACAGCAGTTGGCGGCATCACTGGCTAAAAAAGCATCCGGAGGTTCGTCTGGTAGATCTTCAAAGGGATCCTCCAAGAAGTCTAGTAGCACTAGCTCGGATCTTGCAAAGTATGTTGAGGATGCGAAAAGATTGATTGAAAGTAAGGATGGACATGGACGCACCAATTATAGCATAGCACAGGTAATTGAATATGTTGCAGATCAGTACCCGAGCTTGACTGATAGCCAGATTAAAAAAGTAATCACACAGGCCGGTGGTGATTACGATAAAGGTTTAAGAATACTGAAACAGGTAACTGACACGGATAAGTAAACAAGGAGGCAACTTTGGGGACTTCATTATCTAGCATATTAAAAAAGAAAAAAGTTTTAGAGAACAACGATGATACTTATGAAAGTGAATCGAATAGCACGGTAAGCGGCATACCATCATTTGAAGAATCTCAAAAAACAAGAAAAAGCGATTTGAGAAGCTTGCTGCAGGCTAAAAAAGATAAAGAGAAACTTGTTGAATTACAAAACGAGCAGAAAAGACAAGAAAGACAGGACTGGTTGCGCAAGAGTTCAACCAGTCAGCATACAACAGCCATGACAGATTTTATCCGGAGCGACAGGGAAAAAGTCGCTGAGAGTTCTATCCCCATGGCTGATGCGGTAAAACAGTACAACCAAATAAAGCAGCAAAAGTGGATGTTAAATGAAGCACAGTACGAAAACGACCTTTTACAGGAATACCGCAAAAGAAAAAGGATAGAAAAAGAGCAGCAGGAAGCTAAGGATAAGGTCGGATTTCAAGACGGAGATACATTCATTCAGTATACTGACATTCCTCAACAGAAAGATTTTGCGGATACTGTTAAAAAGGCAAAAGAGAATGCCGCAAAAGCGAATGATCAGTATGCTTTTATGTACAATAACAAAAAGCTGCCATTCGGGGATAAGGGGCTAACGATTGGTGGCAAAAAACTGACATTAGGAGGAAAAGAAAGCAACCCGGTTGAAAGTTATGTCAATACATTCGGAGATGGAAAGAATGTATTTGGTAAAAGCTCTGTTCTGGATATAACAAGCGGCCAGGATAATGCTAAGAGTCCATTAAGAAGATATGCTCTATTAAATGATTCAGAACGCGATATTTACGACTATCTTTTTGAACGCCAAGGTAAAGACACGGCAGAAAAATACCTGGATTCCATACAGGGAGAATTAAACCAGAGGGGTGCAGAGGCAAACTACGAACACAACGATCAGTACAAGGGACCGATTAAAACCATAGTAAATACAACCCAGTCGATTGGTGCAGGTATGCAGAATGCAGTAGAAGGCATTAAATCAATTCCCGATTTTGCTATGGGGACACGCAAAAACGCAATGCCTACAGAATCAGAGTTATCCCAGACCAAAATGCTTGAAAATGCCGGGACAATTGACGGGTTTACATATAAGATGGCCAATGCAATCGGAAACATGATCCCCAGTATCATTGTAGGCGGGGCGGGTGGTCCAGCGGTATCCAGTGCAATATTTGCGGCGCAAACAGGCGGACAAAGTTACCGGCAGGACATCATGGACGGCAGACCGGTAGAGGGCGCCCAGGTCAACGCAGTTCTTACCGCAGCAGATGAAACAGTTACAAATCTTTTGCTCGGCGGAATCTCACAGTACGGCGGCGGATTTATCAAAAAAACACTTGGAAACACCAAGGTAGCACAAGCAGCAAAGCAAGGGATCACATCGGCCTTAGCAAAGAACCCGGCAGTAAGACGTGCTGTATTAGGCATGATAAACTACGGTTCAGATATGCTTTCAGAAGGCACCCAGGAAGCTGTACAGGACCTCACAGAATCTATCCGTAAACATTTCATCTACGGGGATGAGCTGGATCTTACAGGAGATCTCACAGATCCGCAGACGTGGGAAGATTTTCTCTTAGGTGCGGCAACAGCTGGAATCATGAACGCACCAGCTACCATAGCGAACAATGTTGCAATCAACAACTATGGGAAAAATCTGGATGTTGACTATAGGGATTATTCTGAAGGGATAGATACAGACCAAACCCACTACACCAATCCGGCGGATGCGAAAGAGGCCCAGGATTTACAGCGTATGGCAGAAGAGTATGCCGCTATGCAGAGGCAGGGCAAATTTGTTAACAATCGCGATAAAGCAGAGTATGACATGCGTTTATGGGAATGGCAGAACCGAATGGCAGAAGAACAAAAAGGCCAGGACGAACAGACACTTCAGGCCCAGGGACAACCGACTCAACCACAGGAACAGGCAATTCAATCACAGAAACAGGCCTCTCAAAATCAGGAATACACCAATCGAAGCCAGCAAGAAAACCAGGCAGAGCCTACGGCACAAGAGACAATCCAGAACTCAGACGTCAAACGACCGACAGAGCAGAGCGTACAGCCGGAATATGAATCCACCCCACTAGAGCGCCAGGATAACCAGATCCAAGAAGAACACCAGACCGATTCACCAGAGAAGCCTTACGCAGCACCCAAAGCCACTCAGGAGCAGCCACAGGCCACAGCAGCACACAATTCTGAACAGGATACAATAAACGCCCAGGAAAACGAACACAGAAACCCTCAGAGCAACTTTGAAGCAGAGGATAATGTTAAGCTCTCGGACCAGGAATCAACGGAGTATAAGTCGCACTATGGCAAATATGGCGGTGACGCCCTGCTAAACACATATGATGGATCCGTAGACGTATCCACATTCAACAAAGCATTTGGCCGTGCTTATGATGCGGGTTACAACCAGATCGATCTGGACACAGCTACTCACTCGGCCTTAATGTCTCTTTTATCCGATCAGCAGATAGAAGCTGCCTACCGTGCCGGTATCCAGGATTATAACCTGGACAACCAGGTCAAACCTAAGTACACGCAGGGACAGATCAAAGAGGGCGGTTTAGGCACTGTATCCGACTATGCAACACAGGATCAGCGCAATGTAGCGGAGCATATAGGAAAGAAAACAGGCCTTAAGATTAATCTGGTAGACAATCTTTCACAGGAGAATGCAACAGCCTCATATAAACCGGGAGAGATTACCATAAACATCAACTCCGAGGATTTTAACGGATCTCTTTCTCACGAACTGACGCATTTCATTAAAGATACGGCCCCAGAATCTTACCGCCTGTATCAGGAGATCGTGACAGAAGCACAGATGAAGGCAACCGGAAAAGCCTGGGAAGATTTAGTAGAATCATACACCAACCGCTACAAGGATGCCGGGCAAGACCTCACCCGTCAGCAGGTAATGGAAGAGATTGCCGCAGATGCGACACAGAAATTCTTGAACGATCCGGATTTTATCGACCAGGTAGTAAAAAAAGATCGCAACTTAGCCCAGAAGATCATTGATTTCCTGTCAGATGTGATCGATTCGATCAAGAACCTGATCAAAACCGGTAGCACCCGCGCAGCAGCAAAGAATCTGGAACAGGATGTACAGATGTATGAAGATGCCCGCTATGCTTGGCTGCTTGGTCTGGAGCAAGGCAGCAAGGATTATAAAGCAGGTAAAGAAAGAGCGGATAACATCATGCAAAGCAGCAAGTATGAATTAAATCAGTTTGGATTTGAGGAATACGGAGAGAAAGAAAAAGGCTGGTGGAAAAATAACGACAGTATCATAATATGCAACACAAAACAAGATATTGCAGATTTTTACCGCGATCATGTCCACAAAAAACCATATGCGAGATTATATATTGGAAAAATAGGTCCAGAGCTCGCGCAACGGATTTACAAAGACACAGGAGTCAATACAGAAAATTTAAATGTTGCCATTACAAGCGAGTTTGAAGACAGCCATAGCAATCCAGAAAAAGAAAGATCGAGAGGGCAGACACCGGTAACGCCGGAGATACTATCAAGACTTCCGGAAATTATATCAAGCTACGATAAGGTAGAAAATACAACCAGTTCCAAAGATAGAAAACCAGTTCTGAAATTCGAGAAGGATATTAATGGAAAAAATGTTGCCGTAGAATACGTTAGAAGCAAGAAAGGAATGCTTGAGCTGCAAACAATGTATGCGTGGGAAAATAAAAATAGCAGGAGTGTATCCACTACGCTTACAATGCCAGAAAAAACTGACCCGTACAGAACGTCCGAAACGTATAGCGTCATTACTCCTGCTACTAAGGACAATATACAACCAAGTACAGAAAAAAGCAAGACTCGTTTCCAACTGGATGATGTAGACGATACTATGAGTGAACGTAGAATTCAGGCATTGCAAGATCAAAATGAGGCTTTAAAGCAGGCGAATGATCTTCTGGAACAGCAGTTTAAGTTGACAGACAAGGATGCGGTACGGACTGAGGATATCAAAAAAGTTGCAAGGAATATTTTGAAAGAATATGGTAGCAAATATCCGAGTGAAACATTGGAAAGAAACCTGTCTAAGCTTTATCAGTATATCCGTGGTGCTGATCAGGTGGATGGACAAGCCATTACAGAAGCAGCTACCAGTATGGGTAAAAGCATCTTGAAAAAGTCACAAGCGGTGGAAACGGAACAGACCGAAAGATATAAAGATGTGCGAGACTTGATAAAGAATACAAAAATCTCAATTTCGGATCAAGATAAACCTGATCTTGCATCTGAAGGGGGATATAACGAGTTCAGAAAACATAATTTTGGAAGGATGAAATTGGGAGCTGATGGAGTATCAATAGATTCATTTTATACAAATACATTAAACCCGGCAGATCCTGAAAAATTCCCTTTGAGCATAACACATCCAGCTGACCGACTGAAACAAGTAGCAGCATTTTTAGATGAAATAGCTCCGCAAGTTATAAATCCGTATGCAGCTGATATGGAAGAAATGTCATACATGATCGGTCAAGAAATTTTAGATTCGTATTTTGACGTCAGAAAACCAAGTGCGACGTTTGCTGATAAAAAAGAGGCTCAGATGCAAAAATTACGCTGGCAGTATCAGCAGAAGATAAGAGATTATAAAAATGATTTGAAATCAAAGTATGATGAAAGCCTTAAACAGATTAAAAAGCAGAACCTTGAAGAAAGCGCACGCCTGGCAGAACAGTATAAAAACCTCACAGAAGCAGAGCGAAAAGAGCAGAGGGAGTATTATAAAAAAAGGATGGATGATCTGCGAAACAGCAAGAACCAGAAATTGGCTGCCATGCAGCAGAGGAGCAAAGAGCGGATCAAGTCATTGAGGGAGAATCAGCAGAAAAGGGAAGACAAGAGACAGATTATCAAAGAAAGAAAAAAATTACAGAATTGGTTGCTGAAACCGACTGATTCAAAGCATATTCCAGAGGGACTGAGACAATCTGTAGCGGCTTTCCTGAACAACATTGATTTTTCTCCAAATGATGAGGATAGTGTGATTAAGACCCAGCGAAAAGAAGACTGGAAAGCAGCCCAGGATGTATTTAAGGAGATTCTGGATAATGGCGGTGTTTATGTGGACCAGAAGACTGGTGATACCATGACCATGGATATTGACCCAGATATTGCGCAGCGCATTCAGGAGTTAATTGAAAAAACAAAGGGAATTGATAAACTGGATAACTTGGATGCATATAGCATGGGTGAGCTTAAAAAGACGGTCATGGCTATGAAAAAGGCTATAACAGAAGTAAATGATCTTAAGAGCAACAAAAAATCTGGAGAACTGAGTATTCTGGCAGATGGAGTGTTTAGGGATCTGGAGCAGAGGCGGAATAAGGTGGAGTATGTAGGACCTGCGGGAATGGGAGATAAACTGTTGAATTATGACATGCTGGATCCGCAGACCATGTTTGGAAAAATGGGAGACAACATGAAGTCCACCTATGATGCATTGCGTAACGGACTGGATAAAAAGACAGAAAAATTGAGATCTGCTCAGGAATATGTGGATGATATTGTGGATAAGTATGGAATCAAGCCTAAAGAATTGCGTGAATGGACGGGATCAAATGCCAAGACTCAGCATTTTAAGACATCGAGAGGTGAGATTGATCTTACAGTAGCCCAGGTGATGTCGCTGTATGAGTTAAACAAAAGAAGCCAGGCCAGAGGCCATATGTATGATCGAAACGGCGGTATTAAGCAGGCGCCGGTAGTTGGAAAAGCCAAATTGGAAGGAACGACTTATACACCGGCACAGATCAAGAAGAATTATCGCCCTGTAAAGGTTACGGCCGCAGATGTAGAAACGATCACAAAGACTTTAACACCGGCGCAGCGTGCTCTTGCGGATGGATTGCAGCAGTTTATGGGAGATCAGTGTGCAGCCTGGGGAAATGAAGTAACCATGGACATGTATGGTTATGAGAAATTCACAGCAAAGAATTATTTCCCAATTAGCACAGATAAAAACTATGTGGCAACCAGGCAGGGAGATGCGGGAAATAAAGCGTCAACCATTAAGAACATGGGAATCACCAAGAGCACAACCCCATATGCGAATAATCCATTGATTATTGAGGACATCTTTGATGTGTTTAGCCGCCAGGTTGATAACATGAGTACATATAATGCCTATGTAATCCCACTGTCAGATCTTAATAAGGTGTACAATTATAAGGACACCAGAAGAATGACTGAGTTTGGATCATCTATTAAAGAAGAGATAGAAAGGACCTTTGGAAAGCAGGGAAATGATTATATCGTCAAGTTGGTTTCAGATATCAACGGGACAGTAAATAAAGATAAAAGCATAGCCAGCCAACTGGTCTCAAACATGAAAGCGGCTTCTGTAGCTGGAAATCTGCGTGTAGCTGCCCAGCAGCCAACAGCTTACATAAGAGCTAGTATGGAGATCAATCCTAAATATCTTGCCAGAGGCGCGACGACCATTACCAGAAAAGGCCAGTGGGACCTTATATGTAAATACGCCCCTATTGCGCAATGGAAAGATTGGGGATTTTACCGCATGGATACCAGCCGACAAATGAAAGATATCATGTTTAACACCGACAGTACAAAGCAGCGGTTTGTTAATGCAACTATGATCTTGGCAGAAAAAGGCGATCAACTGGCCTGGAATCGCCTATGGAGAGCTTGCGAATACGAGTGTATGGATCAGCATCCGGATCTGAAAGAAGGCACGGAAGAATTTTACGAGCGGGTAGGCAAGAGATTTAGCGAAGTTGTAGACAAGACACAGGTAGTTGATTCAATCTTACATCGTACTCAGATTATGAGAAGCCAGAGCGAAATCAATCAGCTGGCTACCAGCTTCATGGCTGAACCGCTAAAAACTTATGATATGCTCTACCGCGCTGCAACAGATGTAAAAACGAAGAAGGAAGGCTCGAAGAGCAGAGCAGTACGCGCCGCAACTGTATTTGTCCTTACCGGTGTAGCCACGTCAATAGCTGCATCAGCGGTTGATATGCTCAGAGATGATGACCGAGATAAGAACAGCAAGGAAAAGTACATAGACAGCCTTAAATCAAACATTTTCGATAACCTGAACCTTTTGAATAACATCCCATGGGTGAAAGAAATTCCCTCCATTATTGCCGGATACACGCCAACCAGAGCGGATCTGTCTGGCTTTGAGGATATGATATACGCTTGGAATCAGATTAAGAAGTTAAAAGACGGCACAAGTAAGTATACACCACAGTACGTAGCTGTATACACGGCTCAGATGGCGAGCAAGCTCACCGGAATCCCGATTAAGAGTCTTACAAGAGACATGGGAGCTGTCATTGATTCTATTTTTGATTCAGCAGGAGGCAAAGCGGATTATACATGGCTGAAACAAAAGTACGACATGGGAAGCAAAGAAAATCTTGAGATGTATACAAAAATGATGATCCAGGCTCACAGAAACGGAGATCAGGATTTCCAGAAGAAAATCAAGGATGATCTTAACAAAGCGGGAATTGATAACGATACGATAACAAACAAGATTAAAACGGTGATCAAATCAGAGTTAATCGGCAAAGATTCTGTAAATCCGCTGGTAGAGGCGGCGGCCCAGGCAAAGCAATCATATGACCTGGAAGCTTACGAGGATGCGGTAAGTCAGCTCACATCCCAGGGATATGCCACAAAGATCGTAAAATCCGCCATTGATGCCAGGATCAAACAGTTAGAAGGAAAAGAAGAGATTGACTGGGAGGCAGAGGTACAGACAGAACCAGATAGCCTGTATGGAGATATCCTGATGGAGCAGGACGCAGCAGAGGATAGCAGCAGTGTAACACTCTATAGCAATTCGGATCTTCTGGCAGCAATAGGCCAGTATGATAATAAAAATGCTAAATCTCTGGATCCTTTTAAAAAGATGGCAGATGCCATTGTAAAAAGTAAAGTGGATGAAGGAAAGACACAGAAAGAGGCTGCAGGTTCGATTAAGACATCCATTACAAGTCATTATAAGCCTTTATGGATTGCAGCCGACAGAAAAGGCAGAGAAGAGATCCAAAATGTCCTTAAACAGCTTAAGGTAAATGGAAAGGCATTGTATACCGGAGAGGATTGGACGAATTGGAATAAGGCAGCAAAAAAGAAGCAAAAGAAGCAGTAGGAATAGGGAGGACCAGGTATCATAAAAAGTACCTGGTTTTTTCTATGCAATAGTAATTTAACAGTACTAAATGCAAAGGAAATACAATTTAAACCGGCTGTCAAGCCAGTTTTTACGTCAACAAATAATTTGGCGAGTGGTGCTGAAGCAATGTTTACTGTCACATTTGACAAGGCATTTAGTGCCGTTCCAACAATAACGTTTACCTTGCGGACAAATGGTGACCTTTTTTTATCACAGGTGGACAGTATATCTACAACTGGATTTACCGGATATATCAGAAATCCGTTTCCTTCAGCAAAGCCAGTAAGTGATGTCAGTTTATGCTATATTGCAATGTGCTAAAATGATCATTTGTTTAAGAAATTTTTGTCCAGTTGCTCCATGATGCAGGACTACCAGTATACCTACGTGTATAAATACAAGATGATATAATCATTTGCATATCATATGACCAGAATTGTATAAAAGTACACCAGGATACTCCATCTGGAAGACCAGACACTTCTTTACCGGAGCCAATAGTATAATAGCCTACTGGAATTCCACTATTAGCCCCTCTATTTAAATCGCCTTTTATAGCTCCTCTATAAAAAAGAGATAATGATAAATTACTATTGTGAGAGTGCATCCACTGTGCTATAATTCAATTGCTTAGAAAGAACTATAAACCAGTTGGACAGTGGAAACACTTACAGCAGAACAAAAACATATGTTTTCCGCGGAGACAATGCCTGCATTGTTTCCGTATTTTTTATTGCAGTAATAGTTGAATGATATTATCATGAGTTTTTACAGTATGGTGGGCTTGACTGTAAAAACTCATGATACATAATAAAAGAATGTAAACACACTAGTTTTTCGGTCAAATACAATCTTTTTAAGAACCCGTCTCAAAGCATTCCCTTTATCTTCGTTGCTTACGTTTGGATCCAGAACGAAATCATAAATGGTGGCGATTTCAGCCAAAAGTTTTTGCTTATGAGCAATTTGATTGGAAAAGTCAGGCTGTTCTTGATGCAGACGTTCCAAACTGGTTAATAAGCTTTTACGTTCGGCTTGCAACCGACATTTATTGTCTTTATATTCTTCCAGAGTATCAACTTCATTTTCATACGCTTCTTTGATTCTCCGTTCTTTTGTCTCTAAACGGGTAAGAGCTTCCTGTATCAGAGCCTCTTCACTCTGATTTTGGATATCAGCAGAAGGAACATATTCATAGTTGATAGACTGCGTATCGATTGCAGATTTTAATGAATCCAACACAGCTTTTTCGGCGATTCGTGCAGATACGCTGCAAGAATATGGGTGGAATCCTTTTGAGTATCTCCAGCATTGGAAAAAGTCAGGCCGCTTTTTCTGATCTTTGGATCGACAGAAGCCAAGACTTGAACCACAGGTTCCACACTTTAAAAGACCAGATAACCAATGGGCAGTGGAGGAAGCTTCTCGCCGCTGTTTGGGGTGATATTCTGCATTTATCCGTTCCTGAACGGAATCAAAAATAGAGGCTACAGAGGGAATCAATTCGTGGGATCCGGTAAATTTGATTCCGTTCCAGCACACCTCACCTTTATAAAAGGGGTTGGTGAGGATTCCGTGTACTGTACGTCTCCCAAATGCGTTTCCACGGCGGGTAACATGACCTTGTTTGTTTAGGTTGCGGGCAATGTAAGTCATATCTTTACCCTGATTATAAGATTGGAAGATATACTCCACCAGAGGAACGGCCTTTGGGTCTAAAACAAAAGGCTTTCCTTCGCCAATGGCCTGGTAGCCTAGACAGGGAGTGGCCTGATATCCAGAGCGGAGCGCTTTTTCTGTCATACCGCGCAGGACTTCTCCAGAAAGGTTGTAAGAATAATATTCATCGAACCATTCAATGATGGTTTCAATCAGACGTCCGAACATACCATCCATGATGGGTTCGGAGACACTTTTAATCTCCACACCGCATTTTTTGCGCAGGATGCCTTTGTAAAAGGTACTTTCTTCCTGATTCCGTGCAAAACGTGAGAACTTCCACAGATACAGACGTTTAAAAGGCGAAGGCTTCTGTGACTTAGCTGTAGCGATCATTTTTTGAAATTCCGGACGGTTACTGGCTTTTCTTCCGGATATGCCTTTGTGCTCGATAAAAATATACTCAGTGGGTATAAAAAAACCATCTTTTTTAGCCTCTTCCTGAATTACACGCACTTGTGCATCAGGTGACAGCTCTGTCTGATCATCTGTACTTACACGGATGTAAGCAGCTCCGATTTCTAAGAAAGATTCAGTGCTTTTGATAGTCATAATATTGCCTCCTGATTAAAATGTATTAAAAATGGGTATAAAAAATACACCTCTTGTGCAGGTGCTACGGAAATGGTATAATCGGGAGTGGTAGTGGATTATATCTTTCAGTATACCTGATAAGAGTAATCTATATTAAAGCGGTTCCTGTTGGCGCAGGGATCGCTTTTGTTTTCATAGTTAATTTTTGCTTTCTAGTTGTTGAACTTCTTTAGAATATTGATCAACTAATTTTAAAAACTCAAAATACCAATCAGGCACTTTATACTTTCTGGCTTTGTATGGAATGCATCGTTCGCATGGAGCATATTTCTGCGCAGCAATAAAAAGGTGAATAGGTTTTGTTGCTTCAGAACAACCAAACTGTCGATGATAACATTTACCGTTGCGAGAAATATAAACCCGCATATGTTTTTCTACAGTGGGCTGGACATAATAATGAGGTAAATAATTGCTGTCAAATGTAACCCCGCTTGGTACCCCGGCTTCATATAAAAGTTCCTTGGGGAAAGGGAGTGCATCAACCGTAAGTGTTTGTAATTGATTTTGAAAAAATTGATTTTGTTCTTCCTGTTGAGTTAAAGCACATACTACTTTTTGAGTTGCATTTTGAGCCTTTGCAAGATCAGTTTTTAAAATATCAATAGGAAGCAGGACGAAGAGACGCGTTCGTGCGCGCATAAAAACACAGGGAAGCAGGAAATACTTAAAAATCAGGGGGCTTCGTCTATCTGAAAGGCTATAGATTGGATGACAGAAAGCCTTGTGTTTGAGCAAAATTCACAAAAATATTATAAATATTTGTCGATTATTTAGATATTCAGACGATATTCTTTGTGGTAGTATATAGCCGTACGTGCTAGTAGTATTAGTAGTGTGGTTAATGCTATGGACAGTTGAAAATGCGGAGTTCCACTTTGGAAAGGACAGGCTGCTGCGATGGAAGGATGCATTCATCAATCTGTGTGACATGATGGATGCAATAGATCCGTTTG